GATACCCAAACATTTAATAGAACGAACAACGCATAGGTCGTTACCTCCAGATTCAGTAGCTGATGCGTATATTAAACACAGCACAGGCGGAACTTCGGTTGTATCGTTCAAATCAGCCATTCAGGGTAGAGAGACTTACCAGGGAACGGCAAAAGATGTAATTTGGTGTGATGAAGAGTGTCCTGTAGATATCTATACAGAATGCTTACTTCGAACCATGACGAACAGCGGTATAGTGATGTTAACGTTTACCCCGTTAATGGGGTTAACAGATGTAGTTTTATCGTTTGTACCTGGAGGTGTCTTTCCACCAGATGGAGTAGTTCCTAGTGTCTAAGTTTGTAATTAATTGCACATGGGAAAACATACCACATCTTACTGAGAAAGAAAAGACGGAGATGATGGCGGCATTACCGCCCCATGAGAGAGAGTCACGAGGCAAGGGTATGCCTGGGATGGGATCAGGACGGATATATCCTGTAGCTGACTCAATCTTTGTTCAGACCCCGTTTAAGATACCAAACCACTTTGAATTGGCTTTTGGACTAGACGTAGGTTGGAATGTTACAGCTGCTGTATTCGGTGCCTTTAATGAAGAAGAAGACACCTGGTATATATACAGCGAGTATGTCGGAGAGAAGCAGGAACCAGCTGTAAATGCTGCTGCCATACGAGGGAGAGCAAAGGGATGGATTCGTGGAGTTATCGATCCAGCTAGTATGGGTGCTTCACAGGCAACAGGACATACGCTACTAGATATTTATCAGAAAAATGGACTTGATGTAGAGTTAGCAAATAACGCGGTTGAGCCAGGTATCTTAGAAGTATACCAAAGACTGACAGAGAAAAGACTTATTATATTCTCTACATGCTCCCAGTTATTACAAGAATTAAGATTATACCACCGTAATACAAAGGGAAAGATTGTTAAGAAGGACGACCACTTATTAGACGCGTTACGTTATCTAATAATGTCCGGTGAGGATGTTAGACGAGTCGAGCCACAGTTTGATGAAGAACAAGAGACAGAAGCCCTTAAACACACAGGCACCGGAAGGTGTAGAATAACAGGTTATTAATATGGCTGAATACGAAGAATCTAGTGAGACATCACTAACAACGAAACTTGACATAGTAGAGCTATATAGTTCACAAAACATTGCTGAACTTCTCGAGACAGACGAGTTAGCTAAGATTGCTGGGGATGTTGTTTCAGGATACGAGACAGATGATGACTCTTGTTCAGAGATTAAAGGAGTAATAGCTGATGCAATGAAGATTGCTAAGCAGGTAACATCACAAAAGACAAGTCCTTGGCCCGGTGCCTCAGATGTGTTGTATCCCTTAATCGCTAATGCTTCTATAAGCTTTGCCGCAAGAACATATCCAGAAATAATTAGAAATGGTAAAGTAGTCGAGTGCGCTGTACTAGGATCCGACCCTACCGGCGAGAAGGAAGACCGAGCACACAGAATTAGCCAGCACATGTCAGCACAGTTACTTGTTACCGATCCAGAATGGGAATCAGATACTGATAGATTACTTTCTTGCTTAGCTGTTGTAGGTACTGTATATAAGAAGACATTCTGGGATGAGTATTACAAACGTAATCGAAGTATTATGTGTACTCCTGATGATATCATTGTTAATGCAGATATCAAATCCCTAGAAACAGCTGAACGTATTACACACATGGTATATATGCCTGTAAATGATGTTATCTCACGGATACGTCTTGGTATATTTTGTGATGTTGAAGAAGAACTAGAATCTCTTGAGGATTGTTCTGATGATGACATGAATACCGTAATAGAACAGCATTGTTATTTAGATTTAGATGATGACGGCTACAAAGAGCCTTACATTGTATGGGTACATAAAGGTTTACAGAAAGTTCTTAGAATACTAGCCCGATTTGATCCTGAGAATGTTTTTGTTAATGATAAAAATGAGATATGGCGTATAGACCCAGTTCATTACTTTACTGACTTCCACTTTATGAGAAGCCCAGATGGCAAGTTCCATGGTGTAGGTTTTGGCCAGCTACTGCTTCCTATTAATACCACCATAAATGCAACAATCAATCAGCTAATCGACAGCGGTACTTTATACAATATGAAGACTGGATTTTTATCTCGTGAATTCAAGATGAAATCTGGTAGTAACTTCTCTATCCCTGGTGAGCTTAAGAAAACAGACGTTAGTGCCGAAGTATTGCAGAAAGGCATAATGATGTTACCAGTTGGAGAGCCTTCAACAGTATTATTCCAACTTTTAGGCGTGATGATCCAAACCGGTAAAGAACTGGCATCAGTCAGTGACATTATGCAGGGCCAGCAGCCTGCACAGAACGTACCCGCTACTACGGTACTAGCTTTGATAGAACAGGGCATGAAAGTCTTCTCAGCTATCCAGAAGCGTATGTATGGGGCCCTTAAGAAAGAATTCGGAAAGCTCTACAGACTTAATAGACTATATCTAGACGAATATACAGAATATAAACAAGTTCTGTCTACGATGATTATAACGAAGCAGGACTATACTGATCAAGATATGGATGTTATCCCTGTATCTGATCCTTCAATGTCCTCAGATGCTCAACGTATGGCCAGAGCAAGAGCAATGATGGAAATATTGCCAATGGTACAGCCACAAGGCGGTCAAGTAATATTAAAGAACTGGTTAGAAGCTTTACAAACCCCAGAAGCACAGATAGCCTCTATTCTCCCACCCCCAGACCCTAATGCTCCTCCTACTCCTCAGCAAGTCCAGATTCTTATGGATCAGCAGAAACAGAAAGCAGAAATGGCTAAAGTACAGATGGAGATGGAACTAAAAGCACAAGAACTTGATCTTAAGAAAATGCAATTAGAGATCAACGCATCACAGATTGCAGCCATGAACGCAGAGAGCGAAGCACGTATTCACAAAATGGTATTAGATGCTATTCTTGAGAAAGAAAAAATCCAAGCCCAGTTCCAGGTTGACAATATGGAATCAAGTATCCGAGCTGTTGAAGTAGCTAATAAAGCTGCTGAGATAGAAGAGAAACGAATTGAACGGAAGGAGAGTAGTGAATGAGAGATGTAGATTATGCTACGTACTTAAACTGGAATAAAGACCCTTTCACTATTCAATATATTAAACATCTTAGAGAATTACGAGATACTTATAATGATTCTCTTATCCATTCAGGAATTACAGATTTATCAACAATGAGCCGTTACATCGGTAAGATTAATGTATTAGACGATATATTATCTCTTACCTACGAAGACTTAACAGACAAAGATTCTTAAACAACCAAAGAGGTGTAAAATGAGTGATTGTAAGTTTCCCGTACCATTAGGCCATCTGGTCATGGTACATATAGAGCCAGTATCGACAACAACCGAATCAGGCTTACACGTTTTAGATAAGAAAGAAGCACAGAGAATAGAAGATGGTTCTCAAATAGGTCATGTTGTTGTCCTGGGCCCTGATGCTTATAAAGGATTTGGTGATGGTAGTCCTTGGGTTAAAGAAGGCGATTTAGTCTACTTTAAACGATATGCAGGCATAGAATACCGTCAAGTTATCAAAAGACCAGGACAAGTAGATAAAGTCGGCGAATTATATCGATTGATGAATGATGATGATATTTTCGCTATATTCCCAGAAACCGAAGAGGTTAAATAATGAACGAAGAGAATATGGTTGTAGAACCAGTAAGTAGTCCTTTAGTCGACATACCGGTTGAGTCGGCTGTTGTAGAGAATGATCTATATACAGACCACCACGAAGCTCCCGGAGCTGTATCCGAACCAAAACTATCAAAGCATGAAACAATTGCTCTTGATAAGGGATGGAAACCGTTAGACAAATTTGAAGGTGATCCAGAAGACTGGAGACCTGCTAAGGAATGGCTAGACAGAGGTGAGTTGTTAGATACTATCCATTCACTTACTCGTAAAATGAAAGAACAAAGCGAATCTCTAGATCATCTATCTGAAGTTAACAAGAAGGTAGCTGAAGTAACAAGAGAACGTACTATAGCAGAGCTCGAAGCTAAACACAGAGCTGCTGTGGAGATTGGAGATATAGAAGCTGCACGTGCTTCTGTCCAAGAGATAATTAAAGCACAGACAGCAATACCTGAAATTAATGTAGCCCCAAAAGCTCCTGAAGTTGATCCTGCTGTCCATGCGTTTGTAGCAAGGCATAATTCTTGGTTTAATGATGCCACTGCTGAGAACGTAGCAATGAAAGCTTTTGCAATAAAGAGAGATGCAGAGCTAACAGCACAGAACCCAGGCGTACCTCCTGCTGATATCTTAATGAAATTAGAAGGAGAGTTAAAGCGTACTTTCCCACACAGATTTGCTGTTACACCGAGTCATGGAGCAATGGCACCTAGCTCAGTACCTGCGAAACCCAAAGAAATTACAGCATCGATGTTGCCTGAGTTTCATCAGAAGATGCTAAAGACATTAGAACGTACTATTAAGAACTTCGATAAAAAATCATATATCGATAATCTTAAGAAGACCGGACAAATTTAACCATAGAGGAATAAATAAATGACAGATTTAAAAAAGCCCGTAGAGGGCGCAATAAAAAGTAAAGCCAGTAGACCGGCTAGAAGATTGTTAACTGAAAGCGGGAAGATGAGGGTACCACAGATTCCTGGCTACTACACACGGTTTGTCAATACTGACAAGCGCGAACACCCAACCCGATACCAAGATTTTATAGATGCTTGGTATGAGCCTGTTCTTAGAAAGGAACTGTATGGTGAGGATTGCGATAGCCCAAATGATGTAGTTAGAGTTAATGATCCTATGGAACCCGTACTAATGAAACTCCCAATGGATATTCGTTTAGAAGACCTTAAAAGAAAAGAGGCCGTAGCTAACGAAGCTGTCCTAAAAGCACGGGATGACAAAAGTAAAAACCAATACGGCCAAGTATCTATTACACATGGTGCTTAGCTTTTTATTAAATAAAACAAGAGGAATATAAAAATGGCATACGGTGCAGTTTTAGTAGGTCACCTACAAACATCCGCCCACAATGCTAGGGTAACCCGCTACGCTGTTGCTTCTGGTGACGGTACTGCTTTGTATCTCGGAGACTTTGTTAAGTCAGACGGTACTACTGGAGCAATTACCATAGCTGGTACAACTGGTTCAGGGGAAACTTTAGCTGCTGTAGTTAAAGCAGACAATGGTGATACTATTCGAGGCGTTGTAGTAGGAGTTGATCCTATTTGTGGCGTTGCGATCGGTAGCGAAAACTTAAACAGACTATACAGACCAGCATCTACTCAGATGGTTCTGGAAGTATGTGATGATCCTTACGCGATCTTCATGATTCAGTCTAACGCAGCAATTGCAGTAACCAAGATTGGCGAAAATGCAGACTTCGTTTATGCAGCAGGTAGCACAGCTACTGGCCTGTCAGGAACAACTGTCTCAGCCACAACGGGTACTGCTACGGCTCAGTTACGTCTATTAGGGTATGATAATGCTCCTAACAATGTTGCAGCTTCTGCTACGGCAAACGTTCTGGTACTTATCAATGAACATGAACTCAAGTCTACGACTGGTGTTTAATAACTAAACTATTATAGGAGTATCACATGAGTGGTATAGTAAATACGGGTTCGTTTCCGAAGCGACTTTGGCCTGGCGTCCTAGCCTGGTTCGGAGCCGCATATAACGACTATGATATGGAATTCAAGAAAATCTTCGATACAATGAAGTCCGACAAACGTTACGAAGACTTAACAGGTCTTGTCGGTATGGGTCTTGGCGTTATCAAAGGTGAAGGCGGTGCTGTCGAGTACGCATCACCTAAACAGGGTTTTACAAACCGTTTCGTAAACGTTGTTTATGGAAAGGGTTTTATCATTACCCAAGAAATGCAAGACGATGACCAATATGCAATGTCGATTGCAGAACAAGGTTCAAAACAATTAGCACGTTCTTTGGTACAAACTAAAGAAACTATCGGCGCTAACGTATTGAACAATGCGTTCAGTTCGTCCTATCTCGGCGGTGACGGTAAAGCTTTATTAGCTACCGACCATCCTTTGGCTGGTGTAACTGGTTCTACGTTCTCTAACAAACTGTCTACTGATGCTGATTTGAGCGAAGCTTCCTTGGAACAAGCTCTTATTGATATCGCTGGATTTGTAGATGATGCGGGTCTAAAAATCAAAGTCCTACCTAAACGTATGATCATCCCTCGTCAAGTAGAGTTCGATGCTCGAAGACTCTTAATGTCTGACTACCGTGTATCAACGGCTGACAACGACATTAACGCTTCAAAAGGCTTCGTTCCTGAAGGTTACTTTGTTAACCACTTCTTGACTGATGCTGATGCTTGGTTCTTAATTACTGACTGTCCTTATGGTTTAATCCATATGGAAAGATCACCTTTCGAACTAACAAGCGATGACGATTTCGATACTTCAAACGCTAAGTTTAAAGTAACGGAGCGTTACAGCTTCGGTTGGGCTGATCCACGTGGTATATACGGATCACAAGGGGCGTAATCTCCTTGGTCATATGGGGAGGGTTAATAGCCTTCCCCTATTGACATTTCTACTAAAATTCTCATAATAATAAAAATCAATACCTCTAAGCTCTTCATAAAAAGGGTAGCGGACTAAGGACGATCTTAAAGCGGGAGAGGATATTGAGCCAACAATCAATCAGTAATTATCGAGAAATTCTCGTTAATTCATTAACTTAAAGGTAATATAAAATGGCAGTAACTCATTTTACAGGCCCCGTCGCTAGTGCGAATGGCTTCAATACATCTATCTCCGGAGCAACAGCAACGGTAGACGGAACAGACTTACGAAACACTGTTAAAGAAAGATCAATTCAGGTTTCGTTATCTAATGCCCAAGTATTGGCATTATTCACAACCCCAGTCGAAGTAATTCCTGCTCCAGGCGCTAACGCTAGTATTTTGCTTGAGTCAGTAATCGTATATAAGCCGGCTAGTGCCGCAGCAACGATCGGATCAGCAACTAACCTAACACTTGGTTATGCAGGCGGAACAGCATTAACAGGTACTCAAGCAGTTACCGGTTTCCTCGATCAAACAACAGCACAGACACGATTGATGTATCAGGCAATAACATCAATAACGCCCACAGCCAATACAGGTATAACGATTCGATTAGCTGGAGCAGACGTTACATCAATTGATTCAGGTATTATAGTGTTGGTTAATTACGTAATATTCCCAACAGTATTAGCGTAACATTCTATTAACTAAAGCCGGTGAAATTCCGGCTTTCTTATGAGTACAATTTAATGGCAAATACAGTAACACAAACTACTTTGATTAAGGGACAAAGAGAGTTTATAAATTATATAACCCTGGTATCGGACGGCTCAGAAGAAACTGACTTAGTCATATTTGACTCTAGTGCTGTTTTTGCTGCGGTTGGGCTTACAGATACAATGAATGCTTCTATCGAGCGCATCATATTTTCAGGAGCAAAGCTAGCAAACGTTGGTACAATTAAACTAGAATGGGACGCAACCACAGACGTTCTAGCTCTTCCTATAGCCTTTGCAGCCTTAGGCGATTCATCGTGCGTTCTTGACTTTAGTAGGTTTGGCGGTTTAAAGAACTATGCTGGAACAGGCAAGACAGGTGATCTTTTAATGACAACGACTACTTTAGATTCTGGAGATGCCTTTACACTAATACTACAAATGCGAATTTCCTAATATGATACGAAAGAGACCAGGAAAACGTATTCAGGGAGGAGCAGGCGCATCTTACCGTGGTTCTCAGATTGGTAGGTCAGACCATCTCACAAAGGGCCCTACCTATAATATGATCTGCGATCGGTGTGGATTTAAATGTAAATCTAACCAGATCAAACAAGAATGGACAGGGTTAATGACTTGTGACGCTACAGTCAATAACTGCTGGGAACCGCGTAATGCCCAAGACTTTGTAAGAGGTATTCCTGATAAACAATCAGTTCTTCCTGCAAGGCCTGATCCAAATAATTCAGAAATAACTTATTGGCAATATCCATGTATTGCGGGTATAGCTCTAACCGGTGTATCGGTTTGTGGTACGGGTTATATCAAAAGTAACAACGCTAACGGATAATAAATTATGACAAGTACAACCTTTGTAAACAACGAAACAATCATAGTTGCAGACTGGTTAAACGATGTTAATGACTTCGTATATAATGGCGTACTTCCGGGAGGATTCCTGGTTGAGATTATTAATGGAGGTACCGGAGCCACAACGGCATCAGGAGCACGTACTAATCTAGGACTAGAAATAGGTGTCGATGTTCAGGCATATAGCGCATTCCTATCAGCACTTTCGGCACTTAGTAACGGAATAATCGTTAAGACAACTGGTTCAGCAACTGTTAGATCATTAACAGCCCCTGCAGCAGGCATAACCATATCCAATAGTGATGGCGTCAGTGGTAACCCTACTTTTGCTTTATCAGATGACTTAGCTGCTCTGGAAGGTCTTTCTACAACTGGAATGATTGCTAGAACAGCCACAAGTACTATGACTACTAGAACCATATCAGGAGCTGCTGGTTTAGGTATAGCAGTTACAAACGGAGATGGTGTAAGCGGTAACCCATCGATTGCATTAGACATTGGTGGGATGACAAATGTATTACCAGCAACTGATGACTATGTACCAATATATGATGTATCAGGAAGCGTACAGCGTTATGCAACCGTAGGTGCTATAGCCAGTGCTGGTTCTTCTGGTGTAACAAGCCTCACCGGAACAGCTAACCAGATAACAGCCTCAGCAGCAACAGGCGCAGTAACATTAAGTATTCCTTATCAATTAGATGTAGGATCAAGTGCTTCGGGTTCCTCTGAAATACGACTATACGAAGATACTGACAATGGCACAAATAAGGTAACTGTTACAGTACCTTCCAGCATATCATCTGATGCAACACTAACTCTTCAAGCAGTTACAGATACAGTAGCAGTTCTAGGTACTGCTCAAACATTTACAGCAGCACAGTCATTTAATGATTCTACTTTAATAATGAAGGGATCATCAAGCGGTACAACCACACTTAAGGCTACAGCAGCAGCAGGAACGACAACAGCTACTTTTCCTGCCTCATCAGGTACGGTCGATCTAATAGATGTAGCACAGTCTATTAGTGGTGCTAAAACATTTGCAGACACAACGCTTATCATGGCGGGTTCTTCAAGCGGAACAACTACATTAGTTGCTTCTGCAGCAGCCGGCTCTACTACTGCTACTTTCCCTGCTTCATCAGGTACAGTAGATTTAATAGACGTAGCACAAACAATATCTGGCGTAAAATCCTTTAATGACAGTACTGTTGTTTTAAAAGGATCATCAAGTGGTACAACTACTGTAAAAGCAGCGGCAGCAGCAGGATCAACTACAGTAACTTTCCCGGCTTCTACGGGAACAGTAGATTTAATCGATGTAGCTCAGACCATTTCAGGTGCTAAAACTTTTAATGATTCAACTGCAATATTAGCAGGATCAACTAGTGGAACTACAACGCTTAAAGCAACAGCCATTGCAGGAACAACTACTCAAACATTCCAAGCAGTAAATGGTACGGTTGTATGTACAGGCGGTACAGACTTAACAGTAGCAGATGGTGGTACTGGCGTTAGTACAATGACAACCGCATATGCTCCTGTATGTGCAGGAACAACTGCTACTGGCGCTTTACAAGTAGCTTCTACAGGCTTATCGACATCAGGATACGTATTAACGTCGACTGGTGCATCTAGTCTACCAACATTCCAGGCCCCTGTATCTGCAGGTATTATAGACAGACAAGTGTATACATCATCTGCCTCATCTCCATGGAACAAGCCTTCAGGCGTAGGCGCCAACTCAATGGTCTTAATTGAATGCTGGGGCGGTGGTGGATCCGGCGGTGCTAGTACCTCAGGAAATGCAGGAGGCGGCGGCGGTGGCGGCGGATATAACCAGGTTTGGGTACCTGCATCCAGTTTAGGAACAACTGAAACATTTACTGTTGGAGCAACGACAGCAGGTGTTTCTTCAGGAAATGACGGAACTACAGGAAGCACAACATCATTCGGAACATCGACTACATGGTGTATTGCTTATGGTGGCGGCGGAGGTAAAGGAGGTATTAGTAACAATAACGGAGGCGGTGGAGGCGGCACAATGGCAGGAGCAGGACAAGTCCCTTCAGGAACTAGTGGCGGTGTTGTAGGAACATTCGGTGGCGGCTACTTTGGTGGCGCAGGTTCTGCCGGAGACAGTAGTGCATCTGGAGGAAACGCTTTTTATGGTGGCGGAGGCGGTGGTTCAGGACATCAGGCTGGTTCTGCCGGTGGTAAGGGAGGAAATACTTATTACGGTGGAGGCGGTGGTGGTGGAGCATCAGATACAGGATCAGGAGGAGTCGGCGGAACTTCTATACAAGGAGGAAATGGAGGAGCAGGAGGATCAAACGGAGGAGCACCAGGAAATGGAACAGCTCCAGGCGGCGGAGGTGGTGGTTCTGAAAACCAAACATCCGGCTCAGGCGGTGCAGGACAAATCATAGTAACCACATTCGGATAATAACATGACAGTAGGAACAACAACTAATTTAGACGAAACACGTCTAACAATCATAAGTGATGCTATGATGCTTCTTGGCGTTAATGCAGCAGGCGAGGCTATAGCCGATGCAGATATGCAGCTAGGTGTTCGATGGCTAAATCGATTAATTAAACAGTGGCAAGGACTGGGTATCCATGTATGGACAAACTCATATGCCACATTATATTTTGAGCTTGGTGTCCAGACCTATTATCTAGGAAACGAAACACAAGGAGGAGTTCATTGGGCAGAAGAACCTGTTGAGCAGTCTTTAACAGCGGATGCAGCAGCAGCAGCAACCACACTCAACATAGATAGTAGCTTATTGTTAACTGTTGGTGACCATATTGGTATCATAGATAATGATGGCGACATTCAGTGGACAACTGTTGCTACAAAACCCGCAAGCACTTCAGTAACAATTTCAACCCCTTTACTAGTTGCATCAGATTCTGGTAATTATGTTTATTCTTATACAGAAAGACCTGCATCAGGTTCTCCTCTCAGAATACTACAGGCCAATCTAAAATCAGGATTAGGTGAACAAGTTTCATCTATCATAATGCCTGCATTGTCATTCTCTGATTTCTTCCAACTAACAAGTAAGCTAAGCCCCGGCACTCCTATAAATTGGTCATACCAGAGAAACATTAATTCGGGTGATCTAATGGTGTGGCCTACTCCTAATGTGCTTACCAACAGAATGGTATTACATTACACTCGGCCGATGTTTGATTTTGATACAGCCGTTACTACACAGGATTTAGGACAGGAATGGATTACTGCTATTATTTATAACCTAGCCGTATTATTAGCTCCTTCTTACGGAAAGAGCAACTTACTACAAACGCTTACTCCCTTAGCTTCAGAATTCTTAGGCCTAGCAGATAGCTATGACCAGGAAGACGTAAGCCTATATTTATCTCCGACAAAATACAGATACTAATATGCAAATGAATTTATTAGGCCAGGCCTACACAGCACGGTCTGGTGCTGAAGATTTCCAGACATGTGTAAACTGGATTCCAGAAGCAGGAGGAACATACTCTAAATACAAAGGTGTTTTCTATCCTACTCCTGGGCTTACTGAGTTTGCACAACTATCTGGCGAAGTAGTAAGAGCAATGACTGAGTTTGATAATGTCATATATGCTGTTTGTGATAGAAAGTTCTATACAGTAACAGCAGACGGAACAGCAACACTCAAAGCCACACTAAATGCTATAGAGCCGATATATCCTCCATGTATTGTATCAAATGGTACGCAGATATGTATTGTAGATAATGGATATGGTTATGTATATGATATCCTTGCTGGTTCATTTACTGAAATAACCGATCCTAATTTTACAGCAGCAGCTCCTTACTTTATGACATTCCAAGATGGATATGGTATATACAACCAGCCAGGAACAGCTATTTGGTGGCTAACAAATATCAATAATTTTTTAATAACTAATGATCTTGATTTTGCAAGTGCCAGCACAACTAATGAGGATATACAGGCATTAGTTTCTTGCAGACAGCAGGTATATATCTTTACTAAAGTTGGTACTGAAATATGGTATAATACAGGTAATGCTGATTTCCCATTTGAACGTAAGAATACTTCATATATTACCCAAGGATGTGCTGCCCCATTTTCTATACTTAGTCTAGATAATACTATTTATTATTTAACAAGCTCAGAACAAGGCCAGGGTTATGTAGTTAAAGTAGAGGGAGATTCTCAACCAGTTGTTGTATCGACAACTGCTATTAACTATATGATTAATCAGTTCGATAGAATTGATGATGCTATTGCTTTTGGTTATCAAGACAATGGGCATTTATTCTATGTTATTACTTTTCCTGATGCAGACAAGACATTAGTATACGACTTAGCCCAAGATGCTTGGCATGAAAGAGCTTCTTGGAGGAGACAAGACCCACAAGGTAGCTACATAAATGGAAGGTTCAAGGGAAATTGTTACGCATTTTTAGATGGACAGCAAATAGTTGGTGATTATAGTAACGGAAAGCTTTACATTCAGGATTCAAATGTGTATACTGAAGATGATGAGTTAATCCATAGAGAACGTACTACGGCACATCTTTGGAACGATTTAAAGAGATTAACATTACGATCGATAACATTAGATTTTCAGATGGGCGTAGGAGAAAATTCAGGTGTATACGAGGAGCCACAGGTTAGTTTATACCTATCTAGGGATGGCGGCTATACTTATGGGAATGCTTACATCGCTGGTCTTGGTGCGCCTGGTCAATATAATAATCGTGTTAAATTTAATCGCCTAGGAATGTCGAGAGATTTTGTAGGACGTATCAGCGTAGCGGCACCTGTAAATGTCGTTTTGCTAGGAGCGAGCGCAGAAATAGAAACATGTGACTCTTGACACATACCCTTAAAGTTAATATAATAATAGTTTTAAGCGAGTAATAATAAATGTCGAGAGTTAAAGATTTGATAGGAAACATTTACGGACGTCTAACGGTTGTATCTTATGCAGGTTTAGATAGAAACTCAAAGGCAACTTGGAACTGTATCTGCGAATGTGGTAATGTTAAAGTAGTTTCTAGATCCCATTTATGTACAAAGATAAGACCCATACGGTCGTGTGGGTGTTTACTTAAAGAACAACAAGCTATATTCTTATCTAAGAATAGGCGAGGGAGCAGTAATGGAAACTGGAAGGGCGGAGCAAGCCGTACCCGTATCCTCGCAGCATTAAAAGAATGTATTCCCTGTACGGATTGTAATAAATTCTATCCGTCTGTATGTATGGGTTGGGATCATTTACCACAGTATACTAAACTATTCCAACTGGGCGGCGCGATACCAAAGGGCATCACTTCTCAGCAAATATTAGAAGAAATTAATAAGTGTGAATTAGTATGTCATAATTGTCATGCTCTTCGTACATCAAACAGACGATAACAATGGCTAATACATTACCCCCACCACCTACGATTACGGATAATACATTATATCGATGGTTGTATCTCGCATATCAGGCAATAATAAATGCACTATCAGCATCTGGTAGTGGTTTATTCGGTGCAGCAGGCGTTACAACAGCAAACAAAGGACTACTTGTAGACTCAACCAAATCCTTAGATTATTTAGATCTAGGAGAGCTTTCTATTGATGGTACGTCCTTAACGTCGACACCAGATGAACTTAATCAAATACATAACAGCGACATACGACAAACCGATCTGATATCTTTACATTCTTTTGCAAACAAAGTACATAGTGCGTCAATCGCTGTTGGTGTAGAAGATACTGATGTTATTCCTATTAGCATTCAATTAACGAGTGCAACAGGAGGAACAGCTGCAGGTATTGTTTCTTTGATGGCATACCTATCAGATACCGCAGACGGAAGCACAGTAACTAATCTATCTCCTGATACGTATGTAGTTGTTCCAGACGGTGTAGGATATCTAACCAGTATAACAACAGATGGTGCAGATTCCAATAGATTATTTCATCTTATATCAGATGTAAATGGCAGTATTAATATAAGCATATCAGATACAACCACCAGAGGGTGGTATTTAGTTTTAATGCTTCCTTATGGGAAGATCAAAGTTTCAGACATAATACAATTTAGTTAAGAGGATATCATATGGGCGGATTATTTGGTGGTGGTGGCGGAGGTTCAGTAGATGTTTCTGCCGGAGTAAACGCAATACAGCAAGGAACAGAGAAAGGTATATCCTCTATTCAGCAGTACTATAAGGAAGCTATTCCTTTCCTCCAAGAGAACTTTAACCAGGCACAGGCTAATTTAGCTCCTTATGCTTTGTCAGGCTCTAATGCTCTTGATGAGTTATATGATACTCTCGGAGTTTCTCGTGCTGAGGTTGGTTCTTATAAATTAAACTCTGCCCTTAAGAACGAAGATGCACTTAAGAAGCTAAAGAATGCAACAGGAACAGGAGGTTCCAAAGTATCTATGAGTGATTTCCATGCTCAAGGCCCAAACTCTAAGACAGGAAATTCATCTGAAGGATGGATGGAAACATTAGGAGACGGTTCGAGTGGTTGGATATTTAACCCTGAAAATGGTAGATTTTTACAGGGAGACAATTCTTGGTTAGGTAATTATAACCAAGGAATGAACGAACAACAAGCAATGGATGCGGCAGGTGTCAATGTTGTTAGGGACGAAGCAACCGGCAAATATAAAGTTGTTCCTAGAGATGGAACACCTCCTAGAGCTTTAACAGCAGAGGAGCAGGAACAGTGGGATCTGATTCAGAAGTATAAGAATGGACAGTTAGCAATGACTGATCCCGATCAGCAGATGCAAAGTGTTCTAGAGAAACTACAGAATTCTCCTGGATACCAGTTCAATCTAACTGAAGGATTACAAGCATTAGACCGATCAAACTCAGCTAGAGGAACAATGAACAGTGGTGCCGCAATTAGAGGCGCAACTAAGTTCAGTCAAGGTCTTGCAGAGAATACTTATAATAACCGAGTGCAACAGTTAGCCAATGCTGCTGGCGCAGGACAACAGGCTGCTACAGGACAGGCAACTTATAATGCAGGTTTAGGCGGTAGCTTAGCTAACGCTGCTCTAGGAACAGGATCAAACACAGCATCGTTATATGGTTCACAGGCTCAAGGTCTTGCACAACTTTATGCTGGACAGGCCGCCGCTCAGGGACAAGCAAATGCAGCTAATAGCTCAGGCATGTTCGGGTTAGCTGGTAGTGTTCTTGGCGGTATCTTCTCTGACTCACGACTTAAAGATAATGTTATCCGAATCGGTACATTACCAAACGGTCTTCCTGTATATGAGTTCAATTATAAATGGGACTCAGCCGATACCCGTCAGGTAGGTTTAATGGCACAAGACGTACTTAAGGTACATCCTCAAGCAGTATTCATGGATGAGTCCGGCTATTACAAAGTAGATTATTCGGAGGCAGTTAAATAATGTCAGGCATACAGCAAATAGTTGTTCCACAAGTACAGGCACCTAATTACTCAGGACTCGGAGCTGTAATAGCTTCTTCCGCTAATGGGTACCAATCCCCACTAACTGCTCTTACTCAGGGATTTCAGAATGGTATGGGAATGGCTAATCAACAAACTCAGCTTGCAATGCAGCAGAAAGAACAAGACATGCAGCAGCAAGAGAGAGCCATGAAGGTGGCTGAGCAGAAGAAAGCACTTATAGCTGATACAGCTTATTCTATAACAAAGCTTCCAGAAGATAGACAGAGAGAGGCATACAATCAAACTGTAATCCAGATGGCAAGACAAGGAATACTTCAGCCTAGCGAAATACCTTCCTGGGAAAAGGGTGGTAAAGATCTAGTAGGACAAGCAGCAATCACTAGTCCTCTGTATATGCAGGATCAAAAATCACAATTAGAGAATATGAAATTCCAGGCTGATCTAAGCTTAACTAAAGCAAGAACTGCTGTAGAGAATAAGAAATTAGTTCCTGGAGCAGAAGCTACTAGTAAGCCTTTATCTTCTGATGCAGCAAAAGTATATGAGATTGCAAACAGCGGTATGACACAGATTCAAGAACTTCGGGAAGCATATCCTAAAGTAAGTAATGCAAACATACAAGGAAAACTTCCTAACTTCTTACAGAGTAGTGAAGTACAGAACATTGAACGTTTAAAGAATGATCTAGCCGACAGAGTAGGTCGTCTTAGATCTGGTGGTGCTATTAATGCTGATGAGGTTGCTAAGTTCCAGAAGCTTCTTCCAGCTATTGGAGATAGTGACGCAACCGTAGCTAATAAACTAAACCAATTAGAGACATCATTCAGTGA